CCATCAAACCTATGTACGACACGTGGCCACGAGAGATAGACAAGTATGAGGAGTTTTGCCATCTCACATGGTGCTTCCTCCATGGGCCAGATAAGGAATGGCACTTGCGAAACACCGAGGCCGACGTTTACTTCATCAACCCTGAGGGTATTCAATGGCTCGTTGATCGGTGCGACCCCTCCAAGCTGGCCGACGTTCTGTGTGTGGATGAATCCACCAAGTTTAAGAATACCGCTTCCAAGCGGTTTAAGTCTCTGCGTAGAATATTCCCCCGGTTTCGTTACCGTTGGATTGGAACCGGAACCCCCTCTCCCAATGGGCTGGAAGACTTGTTCGGCCAGATATTTATCCTAGACGGAGGTGCAGCGCTCGGCAAGTACATCACCCACTTCCGCCAGCGGTGGTTCTACCAGGAGGGGTGGAATGATTACGACTGGATCCCCCACGAACACGCTTTTGAAGAGATAACTCAGGCTATTGCTCCGCTAGTCGTGGTGATGGAAGCCGAGGACTACCTCGAGATGCCAGACATGGTATTCCTAGACCGCCTCGTTGACTTGCCTCCTGCGGCGGCAAAGATGTACGAAGAGGTGGAGCGGGAGTTTATTGCCAATGTGCCCGATACTGATGGCGTTGTTGTGGCCCAATCCAACGCAGCCGCCGGGGGTAAGTGCCGCCAGATTGCCAACGGGGCGGTCTATGTATCCACAGAACACGAGAGCCGTAACTGGAAAACACCTCGGCACAAATATGAAAAGATACACGATGCAAAGCTGGATGAGCTCGACCTGCTGAGCGAAGAAATAGGTCAGCACCCGGCGCTCATAGTATACGAGTTTCAGCACGACCTACACCGCATCAGGGAAAGACATCTAGACTGGCCATGTCTCACCGGCATGGAAGGGGAGTGTCTCCAGTATACGATTCGAGCCTTCAACGAGGGAAAGATAAACAGGCTGCTTATCCAGTCGAACGGAGCGCATGGCCTGAACATACAGGAAGGATGCCACCACCTCGTATTCTACGGCCTTACCTGGAACTGGGAAGACTACCGCCAGATGCTTACCCGCTTGTATCGCCAAGGCCAGAGCAGTAGTATGGTGCTGGTGTACCGCATACTGGCAAGAAACACTTTGGACATTACTGTGGCGGCACGCCTAGAAGAAAAAGCCAAGGAAGAGCTACTTGTTAAGAGGAGAGCAACCCATCACAGACAACAGCTCATGGGAGAATGACATAGCCATTCTCTTCAATATGTACGGGGAGCCAGTGGTCGTAGTGGCCGAGAGTGACAGAGCTAGGGTTCTGTTTATGCAGTGGGGCGTGCCCGAAGAAGCCGATGGCATACTGCCACCTGAACACCCAAATTCGTTGACGGCTTCTCTGCCGTCCAACTGGACAGTGATGACTCGCATGGCTGATAAGGCCAGCTATGCATGCGCGGAAATCACTTTACCGCAGCCTAGAGCTGTGCTACATTGAGCGTGTGGTCGATAAGACCACCTAACTTCAACGTGAAAACAAGGAGAGGCGATAATGCCTGAAGCAGCATCCCCCAAGACGGGCAAGACCACCAAAGCGAAAACTACGACCACCGAAGGTACGGAAGACAAGAAGCCTGCGGCGGCGCGAAGCAATTTCGCGAAGCTGTACCCCGAAGACGCACCCCTGTCTCTCGTGGCTACCGAGAACCCGAAGCGCAAGGGTAGCAAGTCGGCCGAACGCTTCGAAGGCTACACGGGCGCGGACACGGTCGGCGCGGCGCTGGCGAACGGCGTCACCTACCAGGACATCGCGCATGACGTCGGTCGTGGTTTCATCAAGGTCGGCTAACGGCCGAACCCCGAAGCCCTCGCTGTAGAGCGGGGGCTTTTTTGTGGACAGGAGTAAATAGTGAACATAGTTATCCCTACCCTTGGTCGAGCAGACCGACAGATCACCTTCGACAACATGCCTCCCAAATGGCAGCAACGAACCACGCTGATCGTTCAGCACCACGAAGCGGACGACTACCACCCTTACCCCCGGATCGTGCTGCCCAAGCACATCAAAGACATCGCCAATACTCGGCACCACCTCGTACACGAGCACCCGTTCGACAGTCAGTATATCGTCATGCTAGACGATGACCTCGTGTTCAGTGCGCGGCGGCTGGACGAACCTACCAAATTCCGCCCCATGCAGCCCGACGACTGGGACAATATGTTCTACCATCTGGAACGTATGTTGAGGAAGTACGCGCATGTCGGCATCAGCCACCGGGAGGGAGCGAACCGCTGCACCGACGATATTATCTACAACAGTCGGCAGATGCGGGTACTGGCGTTTGACAAGACGGTGCTCAGGTCATACGACATGGGTTACGGCAGAATCCCGGTTATGGAAGACTTCGATATGACCCTGCGCCTGCTCCGGGCAGGGCATCCCAACGTGCTCCTCAATAGTTGGGTCCACAATCAGGGCGGCAGCGATCAGTCAGGCGGATGCTCCACTTTCCGCACGCCGGAGATGCAGAAGGCGGCTGCTCATAAGCTCTCGGCGCTCCATCCTGGCTTTGTCAAGGTGAGGGTAGTCCCTCCCAAGGGCGGCTGGAAGTACGAGCGAACCGACGTCACTATCTACTGGAAGAAAGCCTATGAATCCTCTCAGCAATAAGGAACTGTTCTGCTACTGGATACGGGAGCGAGAACACATACGGGTGCTGAAGGAACAGGGCAAGGAGAAGCCTTGGTCCAACGACCGTGTCTTCCAAACCACCTACTTCTGCAACGTACGCCGGGAGCATGACAAGGTAACTCAGGGCATCCGCCGCCTGTGGGAATCCGCTCCCATAATGAGCGCCGCCGTACCGAATATGATCATGGCTCGTATGGTCAACAAAGTGGAGTCCTTGTGGGGGATGGGATGGCCGTGGCTTCTGTTTTACGGCGACGCATGGGACGAAGTAATGTCCCGCAAAGGGTCCTGGGGAGGAGCTTACATAGTCAGCACCAACGGCAACCCCATGCCCAAGCATGAGTACGTTGCAGGGCTGCTCGAACGGGCGTTCGAGGCGTTTACTGGCCCGGCCCATGCCACCCTACCGGGCACGCTGGCCGGGGCGCACAAGGCGCTACAGGGCGTCTCAGGGCTGGGGTCATTTATGGCTGCGCAGGTTGTGGCTGACCTTAAAAACACTGAGGACCATCCTCTTGGCGAAGCTGAGGACTGGTTTGGGTTCGCCTCCCATGGGCCGGGCAGTCTACGGGGACTGTCATGGTTCCACGAAACCAAGGTGACGCCCTCTAAGTTTATGGAAGCCCTTGTGTCTGCCCGCCAATGGGTGCAAAATAGAGACCCTGCACTGGTAGCACATCTGTGTAACCAGGACTTGCAGAACTGCTTCTGCGAGTACGACAAGTACATGCGGGTGAAGACCAATACAGGTCGCAGCAAGAGGAAATACGATGGCAGTTAATGTGAACGACTGGTTTAGCGACGCCTTGTGGGCGCTGAGAGCCGAGGGAGTGAAGCAAGACAGCAGAAATGGGAGGGTGATAGCAATAGAAAGGCCAATGCTCTTTACCGTGGCTCGCCCGGAAGAGCGCGTGCTTTTCAACCCTAAACGAATGGCCAACCCCTACCTCCACGTGATGGAGACGGTGTGGATGCTCGCTGGAGACAACGAAGTTGACTTTCTGCTAACCTTCAGCAAGCAGATGGAAGCCTACGCGAACGGCGGGGTCATCAACGGCGCTTACGGCCATAGATGGAGAAACCACTTCGGCCGGGACCAGATAAAAGGCGTGGTCAAAGAGCTCACAGAAGACCTCAACAGCCGACAAGCGGTCATCGGTATGTACGACCCAGCCGTGGACCACCACAGACACTGGAATGATCGACCTTGCAATACGCACATCTACTTCCGCGCCGACGGTGGCGAGCTCGACATGACGGTGTGCAACCGCAGCAACGACGTTGTGTGGGGCATGTGTGGAGCGAACGCTGTGCACATGACTTACCTGCAAGAGCTGGTGGCCCGAGCTTTGGGCATGGAGGTAGGTTTCTACAACGTAATGACCAACAACCTCCACATCTACGAGCATCACTGGCATCTGCTGGAGGGTCCTGGCAGCTACAACCTCTACGGACCGAAAGTCAAACCTTACCCTATCCTCCATGAGGGTGAAGAGGTGCGGGACCTACTCATAGACTGCGAAAACTTCGTACAGCACCAGGAAGATTGGTATTACCGAACCAAGTGGATGAAAGACGTGGTTCTGCCCATGCACGGACACTATATGTGTCGACTTAACGGAGACAAGGACACTTATGACATCAATGAAAACAAAGCTACCGACTGGAGAACCGCTGAAGAATTGTGGAGGTCTTGGAATGCCTAGAGCCACGTTCGACCTGCGGCTGACACGGGAGGCCAATAAGGTTCTCCGCTTTCACGGCTCGCCCCGGCACCAGCAAGAGACCATCGGTCATCACAGTGCGAATGTATGCGCGATACTCATGTGGCTGGAACCAGATTGCCGCAAGGAACTGCTGGTGTTCGCCCTTATGCACGACTGGCCGGAGGTGTACACGGGCGACATCCCTTATCCGGCCAAGAGTGATAGCGAACAACTGAAGATGGCCACCCTGGAGTTAGAAGAGCACTTCTGGGTAGAGCGGCTTGGCTTGATACCGCCGGAGCTGACCGAGGCTGAGATGTATTTGCTCAAGCTGGCAGACATGCTCGACTTGGTGCTGTCAGCCCAAGACGAGCTTCACATGGGCAACCTGTATATGGACCAGATGGTACACGCAGGAATGAACTACATTGCTGACATGGACCTGCCCGAACACCTGAGGCAGAAAGTAGCGGAGGCTATTGAACAATGAGCGCAAACGACAAACAAGTAGGTGGCGACCACTACCAGCGGGGGAAAGTCCAGCATTGGGACTGGGCGCAGCACAAAGACTATCTAGTTGGTGCTTCCACGAAGTACCTAGACCGCCACGAGGAAAAGGGTGGCATCAAAAGCGTGGAGAAGGCCGTCCACTACATACAGAAGCTGGTAGAGCGGGACTACCCCGACTACGAGCTTACATTCGAAATCAAAAAGAAAAACTAGGTGTAGCATGAAAGCTTGGAGCCTTCACTCGCTTGATCTTTCTTCCAGCCTGTAAACCCTGTTACTCAAGTCACGCTGCTCTTCGCGCAGGTAGTTGCGCTCCATCCGGCTGGCTGCGTGCTCCTCGCGTGATTGCAGCATCTCGTCCAGCACTCGTCGGTCAAAACGGCGAGCCTCCTGCAAATCCATCTCAATCGGGCGCTGCGCGAGGCTCACGTAGTTTGCAACACCCATCATTGCGCCTGATGCGGCAAGCACAAGCGAGAAAATAATGCCGATCCACCCCACGTAGTTGATCGGGCGAGACTTGTCCGCGAGGACAATCGTCTTAACGTCCTTGAGACCCTCCGCAATCGATCCAACCTCGACACTGACTCCTGCGAGAGCTGCCTTGACCTCGCCAACCTCGGTTTCAAGGTGCGTTATTCTAGGGTCGTCGCTGCGCCTGCGTGGAGGTTCTTGTTCCTCATTAGAGCTCAATTACGAGCCTCCAAGGCGTCCAGTCTTCTACGCAAAGACTGTATTTCTTTCAACAACATGGGCACGAGCTTGGACGGATCCACGCCCCACATATCGTCTTCGGTCTCGCCCTTGGTCACTGCCTCAGGGGCAACAGGTTCAAGGTCCTGTGCAATGAAACCGAACGCCTGATGGGCACCGTCAGCCTTCCAGTTGAACTGGACTACCTCTATGGTATCAATCAGGAAGCCCGGCTCCATAGAGGGCTTGATGTTCTCCTTGAGTCGTACGTCAGAGGAAGTGTTGAAGGAGGTGGACGTGCCGCTGATTGAGATGCTGCCGACGGTGCCGTTTGGGTTGTAGAAGGCTGCGGTAGTGGCTGCTCCGGTGCCGCTTTTTGAAACGCGGAGTACGCCGTTTGATCCGTCAAGGCCCACGGCATCGTCACTGCCTGCGATAATGTTCGACTCGCTGTCCGTACCCACCAGCAGATCGCCGCTAGAGGCGATGCGCATAAACTCGACGGTCGGGCCAGCGACGGTGTCGTTGCCGGTAAAGATGATGCTGCCGGGATCAGTCTCTCCACGGGAGTTGATCGTCAGGTTGTCGCCAGCCATCGAGAAGCTGGCGTTTTGATTGTCTACCGGACCTTCAAGCAGTAGTTGATTACCGCTGCTGTGGTTGATCCGCAGTTGCATATTCTTGCTGTCGCCTACCTGCAACACGTTGGGAGCGAGTCCCTCGTAGTAGAGTGCACCGTTACCTACGGTAAACTGAGAACTACCTGACGAAGCGAAGGTCGCGCCCGATGAAGTGAGCGAAGTGGCCTCAAGACCGCCGAAGTTGTTGATAACGACCTCGCTGCCGCTGGCCCCCAGCCGGAGGTCCCACGCTTCAAAGCCCTCCTGCACCTCCTCGGTGAGCAGGCGGATCCTAGACTCGATGGTGGGGTTGCCCTGATCGTTGTTCGCGGTGAACGTGATCTGGCCGCCGACATCGGAATTGGCTGGGCTCGCGCTGTTACGCACCAGATTCAAGAACGGGCCTGCGGAAGCTCCCGCGTCAGTATCCACCAACTGGAGTGAACCACCAGAAAACGAGGCTACCTGCTGCCCGAGGATAGAAACCCCCATCACTCCAACAGAAACTCGATAAAAGCCCGTACCGGGTTCATTACCGAACGCTATTCCCGGAGATCCCACAGCGCCGTCGAAGTTGAGCAAGGGAGCCTGCATGGAACCATTGCCCGTCCTGTCCAGACTGTTGGTCAAGGCAGAGGCAATGTCGCTCATCGTGGTATTGGCCCACGACGATTGAATGGTGGTGCCGCTGACGACCGGGTTGCCGACCGGCAGCGTGTAGTTTCCGTTACTGTCGCGCGCCATGGTTAATCCTCTTTGCCGGCAATCGCCGCTGCTGCTCTTTCAATGCCTCTTCGGCTAACAGGATGCATTGCATACCAGAGAGCCGCCGCCTTACTGTTTGAAACTCCTAGCTGCTTGGCTAGCTGACTGATACTCATTCTGCCGATAGGGGTGTTCACAGCGAGGTTTTTGAGGGCCTTAACTTTCTCTCCCCCAAGAATCTTTCCGGCGATGCCGCCGGCTATGACTCCCTCCACGGCTCCTTGAACTGCGTTGGTGTCAGGGTCCAGGGCACCCATTGTACCCCCAATTCCTGCGTTCATGGCTGCGCCGCTGGTTTTAACTCTACTAGCTCCGCGCCTGAGTGCTGCGGTGGTGGCCTTGGCAAGCCCCTTGCCCCCGGCAGCGGCTCCACCCCCACCTGCGACGATGCCCGTAGCCAGACCAGCCCTCCGCAGGGCCTTGCTGAGACCGGGATTCTTCTGGGCTACCGCCTTTTCCTCGTCGTCAGCAATTTGTTTGTACGATTCGTACGTACCTTTCCAGTCCCCACCCCAGAAATCGGGCTGGGTAGCCTTCTCCATGAAAGTGCCGAGGGCGGCGCGGCCTGTATCGGCCACGTCCCCCAGCGCCCCCCTTCCAAACTCGGCCAGCTTCTCCATGCCGCTGAGCTCTTCGTTGGGAATCAGCCCGCGCCTGCGAGCTTCCCGTACAAGTTCTTCTCGTGCGATGCTCATTTACGCACTCCCAGAGCTTTCAGCAACTCTTCGTCACTCATGTCCTTTGCGCTGGTGGGCGTCCCAGGAGAGCCTTCAATAATGTCTCCAAAGCCGTAGTCTGTTTCGAGCATGTTGTCCACATACTCGCGGTCCCAGCCCTTGCGCTCAGCTCCCTTGCGCATCTTTTGAATCGCTTTCTTGGTCAGGCGCTCGAGAATGGTCAGCTTCGTGCGAGTAGCTTCAGCAGACTCCCCGGGAGAAGGTGCAGCTCGGTTCCATTCTTTGAGCTCGCCCGTAGTGAGGGCTGAACCGAATAAGGCGTTACGGGTCGGCAGCTCCCAGACCTGCTTGAGTGCCGCCCACCATTCGGCTTGGTCCTTATTGCCGACACCAAGGTTTTGAGCGACGGCATTCTCAGCATTGGCTAGAGGACGGAAAGGCAGTAGGGACTGATACTCGTCTTTGTAGCTGTTGGCGATGGACAAGAGCATGTTGGCATTGGACGCTGCCTCCTCAAACTTCTCCAGCGCCGAGTTGGAAGCTTTGGATGCCCAGTCAGGTCGGCTGTCGTCTTCCCCTTTCATGCTGGAGAGCGTACGGGCCAGACTCATTCGCTCCTGGGAGGCGAGGGTGTCGGCTTTCGCTTTTTGCAGCCCGATATTCTGGGCGGCGTCCTGAGCGAGCGTCTGCATATTCTGCCCTTGGGAAGCTACCTCAGGGATGCTGCTGGTAGAAAGAGCACCTCCTGCCCTAGCCTGTCCACGGAGCATCTGCGCCATCATGCGCCGACGTTCTTCGTCGGGCAGTTGGCCCATCATTGCCAGAATAGGGTCCATATCATCTCCCCATCATGCGTGCCATGCGGAGAGCTCGCAGACGTCTGCGTTCTTCCGGGCTGAGAATGAACGGCGGCGGCTGCATTGCCCCCTCAGCGCCCTGTACGGCCACGCTGGGCATGCCCTGTGGGGTGGTACCGCCTTGCGGCTGTGCGGGCCGCTGTGGCTGCGCAGGGGCGGTCCTGGGGGCTGCTGTGGCCCCTGCCGGGGGTGTTGCCCCTGCCGGGGCGGCTGGCGTGGGCGTAGGGCCGCGCATTGCATCGATAAGCCTCGCCGTACGGCCCGCAGCGACCTGACCGCCCGCTCTGCGGCCCATTGCTTCCTTGGCAGCAAGCCCTTCTAGCCCCGCACGAGCTTGGTCCTGACGCTTCTTGCCGACGTAGGTGTTGGCCAGACTGGCCGCATACTCCAGCGCATTAGGAGCCGAGTACACGTTTCCTGCCTGCCGAGCTTGAGGCAGCTTGTTCATCTGCTCACCAGCGGAAAGGTAGTCGGCGTTCAGCACATCCCTCTCAGCAGCGTAGGCCGTGTAGAGCGCGTCAAGCTCCTCTTCCGTAAGGTCATCCAGCGCCTTGCCGAACTTACGGAGGGCTTCCTGGTTCAGCTTTTCTACATCTTCTGTATAGCTCATCCAAAGAGTCCTCCGGTAATGGCGGCACCGCCCAATCCAGTCAAGCCGCTGAATATACTGTTGAGGCCCATCTGCTGGAAGTTACCTGCGTCAACCGCCCCTTGATAGATGGGAGCAGGCTGAGCCGCTGCGGCAGCGTTGAAGCTCGGCATTTGAGGGGACTGTACCTGTTGCCCCGACAGCAGAGCATTTATTTCGTTAAGACTAAAGCCTCGACGCTGCATAGCTTCGGCCAGTTGCTGTTGACGAAGCTGAGTAGCGAACTGGTTCGAGCGCATGGCCTGATTGAAGTTTGCCTCGTTGGCACCGAGCGCCTGCTGGAACCCTTGACCCGCAGCTTGGTTTGCGAAATTGGCCATGCGGTCGGCTTCACCCGTAGCCATATTCCTCAGGGTAGTGCCCTGACCAAAGAGCTGAGCTTGCTCACCCAGACCCGCCCTAACGGCGTCTGATTGAAGCTGGCCAAATGCGTCAGTCTCCTGCATAGCCAGCCCAGCCATTTGAGTTTTCCAGGCTTGATCTTCAGGGTTTAACCCTTGATTGCGAAGCTTGATCTCTAAGTCACGCCTGCGGTTCTCAAACTGAGGCTGAAGTCTGCTGGCCCCTTTTTGAAATACCGCATCTTCTGCCCTTTGTCGCAGAGCAGTGGGGTCTCCCACCTCCGGAGCATTGCTGTAGTCCAGAGACCGTTGAAGCTGCTCGGGCATCGTAAACTGATTGACCGGCACTTCCCCCATGGGCGTGAGACCACGGAAGTCCATAGGTGTGCCGAACTCCTGGTTCATGCGCCCGGTCAAAGCACCGGCTAGGTCGCTCCTGGCCCCCTGCATGCTGACTTGCTTGTTGAGAATGCTTTGCAGCTCAGGAGTGAGGGACTGCGTCTGCTGCCACGCTGTCGTCGCCTCTCCGGTGGCGGGGTCCGTCGTCTGGTACGGGTTCCACGTGACACTGCCAAACGGAGTAAACTGGTCGGGCCGGTTGGCGAATGTTTGGTCGCGTACGACCTCACGATTTGCCTCCCCCTGCGCTACAGCCGCGCTCCGGTAGTCCGGTTGTGATTTTCCGCCCATCGTCTACTCCTTAAACCGGCTTCACGCCGCCGCCAGCTCCACCGGATCCACCGCCAGCCACCCACGACATAGTTCCGGGATCAAAGAAATACGAAGCGCCGCCTCTTTGATACCCGTAACTTGAGTTTCCAAAGCCCTGACCTGGAACAGGAGCCGCGTAGCCGCTCTCCATAATCTCTACTTCTGGCAGGGTAGTCCAAGACCAGTCCGTCGGCATTGCCTGCATCGGGTTTTCCGCTGCTTCCTGCCGAAGTCGGTTGGCCATAACCTGATTGCGTTGAAAGCCCTGTGACTGGCGAATAAGGTTGCCGAACTGGTTCTGGTAGAAGTCACGGTTGTCCCCAGGAAATTGGTCACTACCCCATGTAGCTCCTTCGCCGGGGCTGTACCGGGCGCTGGCGTCGTAGTTGGGGAAGTACTGACCGAAGCCTCCTGTGTCCGTCTGGGTGCCAAACCTGCCCCAGTCCCAGTCCATGCTGGGAGCTTCTCCGCCGCCCCCGACGGGAGTAAACTTCTCTCCCGGATTCCAATCGATGACTGTTTCTGGGTCGTTCGGGTATCTGGGCGGAACGATAACTTCTCCGCCTTCGGGAGCGCCTATCATCTCCCCCGTTTCGGTGTCGTAGGTGAAGCCGTCTCCGTCAACGTAGTTGTTGTCAGCATCTAGCATTCCCGGATCGCGCCCCAAGTTCTCGCCGCCCCAATCGGTCACTCCCGGAGCCGTCGGATCTTGAACACCAGGACCTCCGGGCAGGGGTTGCGCACTTTCTGGCAGCGGTATCTCGTTGACGCCCCGCGCCGGAGTTCCGCCGTATCCCGGCGCACTGGAGCCGTCCGTATACACGCCGGTCCAGTTGGCGTCGGTGTCGACAAGATTTCCGCTTTCGCCAGCCCCGCCCTGCGCAGACGTGCCGAGCAAAGAATCCAATCTTTTGGTGGCGGCAAAGCGGGCTTCGTCCCGGTCAATGTATCTGGGCAGATTGGCACCTTCTCTAACGATGGCGTTCAATTCTGCCATTGAAAGCCCCGAGACGTAGTCTGCGGCAGACGGAACCACAGAACGCTCAGGCTCAGGCTCATTCATTTGCTGGCGAATTTGCGCAGCGCGGGCACGAGCGGCGTTGGCCTGAGTTACCGGGTTATCAACGTCGCCCCAAGAATATGATTGACCGTTTTGCGTAACGATCCAGCCCATTATGCGGCCTCCCTCATTCTCTCTGGCAACCAGCGACACTCACTTTTTTCTAAGCCGAGTACCTCATAATGCACCCCATCTTCAAGAGCGTTGGGTATGGTGGCTATGTGCTTCATGCCGAGATGATAGTTAAGTTTCAAGGCTTTCTCGTTTGTGCTAGGGACTAGTCCAAACAACCGTTGTCGATTTCTTTCTATGAACGTGTAGTGCGCGATACTCTCAAAAAATCCGTGTCTCAGTACCATCGGGCTTTCAATCGCCATATGTACGTTACAGGCAACCGGCGTAAAGCTGTCAAATAAGACAATGGCCACGATGATACCACGAGCATTGCGGGCAACCATACCACAGGTGTCGCCACAGAGAATAGGGTGTGCGCGACTATGAATCCAAGTCCATTCTTCGGCGGTCGTCAGTGGGCTCAGGGCAATCACAGAAAGCCGCCTTCCGCCACCATAAGGTCCCAAGAGACCACATCAATCCTAGACTGAGAACTACCACGCATACCGATAGCAACACTGCGACCAATGCCATATGTCCCACGGATGAAATTAAGTGCCTCAATGTTGAATGTCCAGTTTGAACCATCCCAAACCGCGCTGTCCCATAGTACATCGCCTCCTACATTACTGGAGCCTGCGTTGCTGAGTGTAGCCTCTACATCAAAATCATACACCGCCGTAAGAGTGACGTTTGTCTTTTTACTGAGAAGACCCACCACGCGAATCATGCCGACATTCTTGAAGTGAGCCATGTTTCCATAAGACTGAAAGCTCGTCAAGGTGCGGAAGGAGATAGCTCTTCCCCCATCCCCGGATAAGTCTCTGTCGTCGAGCACTCCAGAATAAAGCCACAGCTCGCCACTGTTGGCTTCATAATCTAAAGCGCCCATGTAGTACCGACCGTTAAAGGTCTCTCCACATGCGATTGGAACGCCTTCCCAGAAGCCCCACGCTTTCGTATTAAGGTTTTGATTGTACTGAATGACACTGGCCCCGCCATCAGTAGAAGGAGCGATTACCTGCATGAACCCATCGGCGGGATGCAGAAAGATAGACCAGTAAGGGCTATTGATAGCTTGGTCTAGTGCAGTCCTCAAAATTCTGTTTACCTTAGCGGAAGCACTTGTGCGTAGATTGTCTGCCGCGGAACCCTGTAGCAGATCTCGCATACTGGTGATGCCGAACGTGGATAGTACATACATCTCGCTGCCATACTGAGCGGCGATTCTGCGACTATTGGGCGTAGCGCCTACGAACCAGTTGCCGTTAAGAGCGAAATCTGCCCCCTCAGGGTCTCCGCCTCGGTAGACAATGACGTCTCCACCCCGGCCAACGCCTACCAGATAGTCGTCGACTCCGTCACCACCATCAAGAGTCCAAGACCATAGCCCCTGGAGCGTACCCCCGTACTTCATCTTAGCGCCAAAAGTGAACTTTTTCAGTTCCCCTGCTATGCTGGCGATAGGTAGGTACCACGCATCACTGCTATTCCTGAGTATTACCCAGATGCGCAGCTTGTGAACCATGATGTACGCGACTTCATCTACGGGAAAGCCGACCAAACCAGCGCCAAGGTCGTACGACCATTCTCCCGTGCCGGTGCCGCTGACAGGTACCGACCAAGTGCCCGTGGATTCCTCATACTGGTGCAGCCCATTCTCGTAGTCTGCATAGAACAGGTAGTGATTTCCAGCGTCGTTAGTAAACTCAAGCCAAGTGCCGAACCCAGCGTTATCGCCCTGTACTGAAAATGCTACTTCTTGAGTGGGGGATGTCTCGCCGTCAGTTGTGGTATTGTAGATACCGTTTTCTGTCACAGACCAGAGACGGTCATTGGCTGTGTCAGCAGAGTTGGATTCATAAGCGATTATGGTACGGACCTCACCGTCAGCTCCCGTAGCATATCGTCTCCACCCTTGGCGAAGTTGAAGCCCATATTCTACGGGCATCAAATTGTAGGTGTAGATGCAATCCTCTGGTGGCATCGCCGCATAGCTGTCAAGGGAGTTTACCCCTCCAACGCTTGCGGGGACACTAAACGGTCTCGCGGTCTGGGGTACTCCTCGTCCTAGCCTACCGAAATTGCGACGGTTAAGAGCCATAGTTGGTGTCTGGAGTGTTGTAGTACGGGTTCAGGTAGGGGAACCGGGTGCCGGGGCCGGAGGCGCTGAGAATGGGTGCTCCAGTGTCTTTGCCCGTGCGGCTGACCATCATGTTTTCAAACTCGAGGCGGGCTGCGGTAGAGTCAAACCCTTTGGCCTCTAAAAACTTAGCCTTCAAAAACTTAGTGATCAGTATTGGTTCGTAGAATACTACATCGCTGCCGACCAAGATTCGGTCTTGGTTGGGGGTGGTGGAACCAAAGTCTCCAGCCCAATTCCGCTGGATGTACCGGAAAGATATTTCCAGGTTGGAAGGGGGAGGCTGAGGAAAGATGCGCATGTTGCCGTCGAGCAAGCGGAAGCTCACATAGATTGTGGAGCTAGCTAGATCACGACCCCGCAGGTAGGCCCAATCCTGGACTGTCAGCGGGCCACCGACCGGGAGCTTATTCGTGTTGTCCCAGCCAGTTTGGTCAATCATGTAAGAGAAATCTGCGGGCAGGTCGTAGACCCCCGTAGCTCCATCGTCATCGGTGTTGAAGGAGTATTCTTTTTCCAGTGTTTGCCAAGGATGAAGCTCTACTAGCTCCCGACCAGCGGAGGACAGCAAACCAGTCATCTGCACGAAGTTTTGATCCGCGCTACCCACTGGGTCAGGGTCAGGGGATAGCCCCACGTCCAACGCAGCGTCGTTAATGATCTGGTTTGCTGTCTCAATCCTGGCCATGGGTTATGCCTCGGCTTCTTCCTCTTCGCCTTCTTCGTAGTACTCCTCTTCTACGTCGTCAGCTTCCTCGGCTTCCTCAGCTTGGTCGCCAGCTTCCAGGGCGGCGAGACGTGCCTCGAGGCTGGCGATGTGCTCGTCTCGCTTCTTGATGGCTTCTTTGTCAGCAAGGTCCAAGAACTCCTTGGCCTTCTGCTTGAGCATGTTGAAGCCCATGATGTTGCGACCATTGTTGTCGCTCATGGACACCAGTTGCTCCACCGTGCGGACGTTGAAAAAGCGAAGCTCTTCCACCTGACTGCGAGTGATGCCCGGCCACTCTTCCAGGCGCGTGCCCTCGACGTGCTCTTCGGTGATGCGCGCCTCGTACTTCTTCCAGTGCTCCGGAAAGCGCTCCTTGTCCATCTGAGACGCGGGACGACAGATCACGCTCGTCTTGTTGCCCGGCTGACGGATCTCGATGTAGTCCGTCTCCACGTAGATGGGGCGACCTTCCGCCTCGCTGGCCGAGCGGTTCAGCCTCGGGTGCCTGAAAAACTTGACGAACAAACTGTCGTCGTTGGCATAGCGAGCGTTGTTGGAGCCTGCCCGCATTGCGATGTCTGTAAGCCCGTATCCTGCTTCCATTTTTGTATTTCCTTTGTGTAAAGGGGGCCGAAGCCCCCATCGGTTATGCTACCTCGTTCTGCACCCAACCCGTGTTCGCATCGGTAACAGAGAAGGTGTCGTTGAGGTCCGCCACATCAAATGCGTTGATGGGAACGGTACCCTTGCCGCTCGCGCCGCCAGAGCTCGGCCAGTCAGTAGAACTGCGGTCCACGAAACCGGCACCACCGATAAACTGGCTGTCCTGAGGGTTCCGGGAGCTGCCGTCCTGGTCCTCCAGAGTCCAGTCATTCGGATTGAGCGCACCGTTATCGGTAGCAATACCGATACCGGGAGCATTGGAACCCGCGCGGTTGCAGCCGAGATAGCTGTTATACGAACCGTCGCCTGCCGTGTCGCTCAGGGGCGTCCCTGAGTACTCGGCGTTGCGCGACGTAACGTCCGCAGGTGTCTGGAAAAACGATGCTACATTGGCCATCTAACTATCCTCCTTTCCGGCCTGTTACGCCGGAGCCGTGTTCAGCGTGTAGGGTCGATTCAGAGCTACATAAGCGTTAGCAGCCGCCGGGTCCCCGTCGTCGCTCAGGCTGAAAGCGCCGTAGATAAGGTCGCCGGACACCGCAGCATCATCGATCCGTCCCACAGAGCTGCTCAAATACAGCGCGCGCCCTGCCGCAACGTCTGCGACGTAAGCAACCGCACGACCACGCACCTGAACCCACATATAGTCGTTTGTGGTGAACGAAAGGAGCGATACTCCAATCAGGCCAACGTCATTTGCCGTCGCCGGGGCGCACGTCCAGTCGAGCGGGTTAATTGAAACCACGAACCCAGGAAGTGTCGGGTCGTCTGACGGAAACGTATCCGCCCCACGAACCAGCATGAACTCGGCCTCCCCCGCAAGGGTGGTAGGGTCCTTGTCTTCCGCGGTAACGATGGTGCCGAGATCAAAGCCAGGACGAGCAGCTGAGACGTTGTACAGGTCCGCGCCGATCGCGCTTTTGGACTGCCACTCCATACTTTACTCCTCGTCTTCTGAAAAATCGTCTTCTGAAGAATCGTCTTCTGAAGGATTGTCTTCTGAAACCTCAGAAGTAACGAGTGCCTCCAAACGAAAATGCTGGACATGAGTGTCGATGGGATCCCCCGTCACCGGGTCAACCGGACACGACTTGCCAGCGGGTATCGGTCGGAGCGTTGCTTCTTTATCCATAAGATTCTCCTGGAAAAAGGAGGGGTCTAGGACCCCCCAAGCGGGCTACCGATCATGCGTTGCTGTCGTAGCGACCCTGGAACTGTGCGCCGGAGCACGTGAGGTTTCCGGCCCACGCCATGATCTGCACTTCCGCATCCTGGTTCGTCGCGTAGCGGCGATTCGGCGACAGCGGAACCATGTTGCGATTGGCGTGCGGACGATAGTGCATGTACTTGGTGTTCAGGAAAAACGCTGTTCCAGCCGGGCAGAAGCCTCCGATACCGCCGTCCAGGCACACATCGGCGTCCATGAACTTGATGGTCGGGAAACCGAGGTTGCCAACTTCCGGCGACATGAAACGCTGCTGCGCCTGGAGGCTCGCCATGTAGGCTTCCCAAACCGTGCTGTCGCAGATGATCAGGTCAGGCCGATCGCTACCGCGAACTGTAGACGCCCACAGGCCGTTCCAGTCTGCCTGAATGGTAGACGTGTCAGCGGAGTCCTGCACCTGATTGCGCCAGAAAGTCCACGTGGCGCGGTCGATGCCGCCGTAGGTGCCGGTCGTCGGGTCCAGGGGAACCGCAGCGTTGAGGCCGTCGATTTCCTTGCCGCCCGAGCCAGTGCCGTCAGAGTACAGGCCGTCGGAGATCAGGTTGGCCAGAGTGGATTCTGCTACCGTGAGGCGAGACTCCATCAGATCGATCATGCGCTCCTTGCCAGAGTTCTGGAGCATTTCCAGGCCGGAGATCACCACCGGCACCGCAGCCTGCTTGATGTCGAACTCAGCGGCGCTGATCACGTCGCTGACGCCGACCGGCAGGATGTCGTAACCGCTGTAGAAGCCAGCGTTGGAGTTCTCGGCGAAACTCAGTTCCTGAAGAATGCGGTCGCCGCCGGAAAAAGTCTTGGTTCGACCGGCCAGCTTCATCTTCATCAGGAAGACGTTGTTCTTGGTGACGTTGTCCGCAACCTGTCTGGTGCGAGACTCAATCGTGGTAGCGAGAATATCGCTAATGTTGGGGAAAGCCATGGTATCCTCCGTGTTTTCCCTAAGTTAATGAGTGGTTTCTTGCTTCCACCCTTGCGGGCTTCTGCTTAACTTAGGGAACTTATCCTTGCGGAGGAGTCCCCAGTTGCAGTGAGTGTAGCACTACAACCGGGGCATTGCAAGCTAAACCCGGTCGACCGCCCCCCAAGCCTGCTCGAGCGCTTCTCGGGCTGTGGTAGGGGTAGGGGTAGCGGGGGTGCCGCGCTGCGGCCTGTGCACCGTTGTAGCGGCTGTACGCTTGGCTTCCAAGCTGTTGGCAGCAGAGCGGCGTTGAACAATAGCCTGGATCTCAGGGTTCATCTCGCAAGCGAGCTTGTACGCCTGAGCCAGCGAGATATCACGCCCACTGTTCCCGTAGGCCTCCAGGATATTGGCCATGTCGTTCCTGACATCGCTGTAAAACTCGTTCTTGGGATCCTGGGCGAAAGCGGTCAGCTCGTTTTGTATGGCTTTCTCTTCGTTCTGCAGAACCTGCTGCTGGGACTGCTGGTATTGATTGACAAACTGTTTCAGTGGGGCCAGCTCCCTTTGCAAGTCCTCAGGGATCGAGCTCCCCTGCTGAACATTCTGGCCCTCGGGCTGCTTCCCCACTAACAGGTCATCGAGGGTGCCGATATCAATACCGAACCTTTGAATGATGTTAGCGACCGTCTGCGCCTTCTGCATGGGCGAGCCCATCTGCAGAGTCGCGCCCGTTTGCAAGAGGCCCTCTATCACCGGCTGAGCGCCGCCGCTCATGGCGAAGAGCTGCTGGTAAGGCGCGAGTGAACGATCCATGGCTTTGGCTCGTTCCGCGTTCTGGCGGTGCTTCTCCAGCCCTTCCGCTACCTGCTGCTCGCGGAGGCGGATGTACTCGCGGGCCTCCTTCGGCAGTTCTTTCCACATTTCCCGGCCCTGTGCGTTCCAGCTCTGTGGAGGTACGTCGATTTCGCTGGTCTCGGCCTCCCCATCTTCTTTGCTGGCTTCGGCAGTTTCTGCAGAAAGCTCTTCTTTGGCCTGCTCTTCAGCATCTCCATCAGCATCTGCTTCATCCCCAGCAGAGGCTTCTGCACTGGAATCCTCAGTGCTGTTCTCTGTAGGCTCTGGGGAGTCCACAGTATCGTCACTGTTGTCAACTTCTGACGCAGACCATGCGTCTGCCAGCAGCTCCTCGGTAGACTTTTCGTCCTGCTGTTCATCGTCCATTTCTTTCAGCCCTTGTAATTGCTTCGTATAGTTGTTGCTTCCTTTGGAAGCTTACTTTCGGGTCTACATGACCCTTGTAGAACTTCTCCCGCTCCCTTGCTTTGCGTTCGAAGAACTCTTTGCTGAACTCCCCTGCTGGTACGACGTTGTGTCTGTCACAGTGAGCTTTGAGCTCACGGGAGTTACGGATTATAGATCCGTCAATCGGTGACTTAAAAGCCTCGAAATGCCGAACAACGTCCATGCTACGAGGCTCCGTAGTGTCAGTTATCAGCTCCAGTTCCAGAGTCACTGGATTTTGTCTGTAGCGACGCATTTGCCCTCATCTCCTGCATCTTGTACTCGTGTTCAGTGTCCATCTCCACGAGCTCGTTTTCGTGATTAACCTGAGCCTCCGCTGCCGCGTTGGTTGCCTGAGACTCTTCTGTGGCCAGATCTGCGTTGAGTTTAGCAGCGATAATCTGCAAGTCTCCTCGCAGATCCGCCATAATCTTCTGCATGTCCCCTTGGCTCTTGGCAACGGCTTCTGACATCTTGGCCTGATGCTGCTGCTGAAGCTCTTGCACCCTCTGCTCGAACTTTTGCTGCTGAAGCTGTTGGTCGGCCTGCGCTTTGCCCTGTATGCGAGCCATTTCCATCTGGTGCTCCATCTGGGCACGCTGCTGGTCCGCTTGCTGCTGCTGAGCCTGTTGCTGGTTGGGGTCAGGAAGCGGCTGCTGCTTGGCCATGTCGATAGCTTGGTCCAGCATACCCTCGAGGTAGTCAGACCCTTTGAAGCCGGACATGGAGAACTTGAGCATTTCCATAAGCACGGGCAGCGCCTGAGGCACTGAACCGAGCATTGCTCCGGCAGACTGGACATAGGTCGCCATCGCAGTCAAAAACTCCACCCTCTCGGCTTTTAGCTGGGCGTAGTCCACCATGGCAATAGATTCGGGCTTAATGTTGATCCGCCACTGTACTTCTGGCGACTTGAGCATTTCAATCGCCGGACCAACCTTGTCTCGGTCAAACTGACCGATGAATGCTGCGTTGCTGTGACGAGCAATGGTCTCGAAGGAGAAGTGCTTGCTGATGATCTCAGCCTTCAGCGCTTCTAGGTCGCTGGCAAAACGAGCGAACTCGTCCTGAAGAGCTTGTACGCGAATACTGGCGAACTTGGCCTTCATTTCTTCTTGGCCGACACCAGCATACTGATTCGAGTGGCCGCGCAGAATGTCACTCAGCCCGGTGCTCTCGTAAAGGAGCTGAATAGTGTCTTGTTGGATTTGCTTCAGCGTTTGAAGGACTGCCACTACATCTTGGATAGGGAACCAGTCGATCTGGCCCTTCAAACCGCCTTTTTCGGCGAACATGGCCCAGTTATCCACTGGAATAAGTTCGTTTTCCACGCCCTCGTTCAGCATCCGCTTTACGGCGGTACTGGACTTGTCATAGACGCCAACGACCTTGATAGCCTTGGTAATGATGGCAATGCGGGTCTGCAAAGTGTCGATTTCGTTGTACAGGTCTTGGCTGATAGTGAAATCAGCCTTGGGCATGAACAAACTGGTAGTCAAGTTAGCCATCATCGGCTTGGGGCACGGCCAGAAGCCCTCGAGGCCCAGCGGGTCGTCTCTATGGTCTAGAAGATACTGCGCACCGGGACTCCACCAGCACACAGTGCGGTCTTCCTTGCACCAGATCTCCCAAACCTCCGCTTGCATCACGTTATTACGCTGATCGGCGTTAAATTCGTCGTTGGTCTTACCGTCGCCGCCTGGAGTCTGCACTTTGTACTCAAGTTGCTCGCAAACCTTGTCTCCAAAGCGTTTGCGACACTCTTCTTTGTCCATCCAGCTACGGAAGGCCAACCAAGGCAGCTCTTTCCACGTGCGACACCACCCCCAACGAACGTCTTGCCAGTGGACGTAATCCGTGTGGACTTTTTCGTCCTTGAGAATTTCCTCTGTGACCGCTTCTTCCTCCCCGGTCTCAAAATCAACGACGGTAGAGGACATCTCTTCTACTTCTACATCGTACCTCACCCGACCGATACCCATTCCAGGAAGCAAGCGGTCCTGAAGTGCCGAGCGAAGCACGTCTGCGGTCTCTCCAGATGTAAAATCAGCCTCTTTCAGGAGCATCCGCTCAAGCAGCACGCCGCCAACACGAGCGATGTCGTCATCTGGGTCACCAAACTCGCGAGTGACGTCAATTTTGGGTGTGCGTCCATACAGCATGCTCGACACTGTAGTGACATTGGAGTGAAAAAGGTTGACACGGAAGGGGAGCTCTGGTCCAAGCGTCTCTTTGTCCCTTTCATCAAGGAACCGCTGAACAATGCAGTTGCCTTGACGAAGGTATTGCCGCATTCTCTTGTGTGCGGCGTTCATTTCTTTGGTCCAGTGCTGGCACTGCTGACGGGGGCTCTTTTCCGTCGGGGCAGCGGAGTCAGTCTCCTTAGATTCTGAGTATGTTTCTGCGCCAGTCTCCATCTTCTCGCTCCTGGAATAATTCTTCGAGCCTGTACTCAGGCGCTTTCAACAGTGGTTCCGCTACCTTAGCGGTCGCCTGCTCGATTTGCAAGGCTTCAGCGGCTACGAGACAGAAATACCTGAACGCATCCGCTCCGTTACTTGACCAGTCGTGGTGGGGGCTCTTACTGAACTGTTTGTTGACCTCGTCGTACTTTCTACGATAAGCTCGCAGCGCCTCGATTCCAATGAAACACGAAACTTGGTCAAATGTAACCCTCGGTAGAATCTTACGCACAGCGTCGATCCCGTGTTGGACGGCAAGTTTCGGGACAACCTTACATGGAAATCCGGCCGCAATAAACTGCTCGATTGTAGATCGGCCAGTTTGAAACGATTTTGCGATCGCATCATGGGGTAAGTAGATGGTTTCATACAGATACCGCTTTTCTTCAAGCATATCAAAGTAGTGCTGAAGAGGCTGCCCGTTGGCTTCGTAATAATCGATGAGCCTGGGTCCAGTTTCGCCGTCTTGCCAGAACCACATTGCGGTGCTGTCGGTAAATCCAAGGTCTGTAGCAACAAAAACAGGCTTCTCAGGGTCGTGCGGCTCCTCCCGCATCTTGCCCTGCTCTTCCATCTTACTGATGATGTCTGCATAGTACGTACCACGGACAGCAGCAGTGAAGCTGCACTCCATCTCCTGCTCATACTGCTCGTCAGTCATTTGCGAGCGCATCTCTTGCAGGTCTGTTTCGTCAAGTAAGCCAGACTGACTAGCTTTGAGCTCCATATGAAACCAAGAGTCCTCTTTCTTGGCTCGCTCATTCATGTGGTAGAAGTGATTTTTGCCCTTCGGCGTTCCTATGAAGACTGCCCACCCTTTTCGATCCATGAGAGTGGGAAGTATAACCTCAGCCCAGAGACTAGGACGACAGTCACCAAATTCGTCGAGAACGATACCGTCAAAATAGAGTCCCCGGAGCGCATCAGGGTTGTCAGCGCCGTACAGGGTAATCCACGCGCCATTAGGCAGTTCTACACGAAGTTCACCATTCTTAACCTTCGTAGCGATTCCATCCGTGGCTTCCTTGAGGTACTCCCACGCGACATCTTTGGCCTGCCTGTAGAAAGGGGCTACGTAGGCATATCGGGCGGCTTTCTTCTTAGTACGAAGTGCTTTGGCTACTAAGTCGTTAATGCAGGCGACCGTTTTACCTGCTCGACGGTGGCAAACTAGAGTACTGAATCGCTGACTGCGGGCGTGAAAAGGAATAAACTGAGATCTAGGAGAATAGTTTACCTCGACTACATTTGTCATCGCATCTGCAGAAGCTTTTTGACGGCTTCTGCTTCCTCACTGCCCACCGAAATCATGCGGTCAAGCTCTTTCATAGCCTCTTCTTTTGGAAGCTTTTCCATATCTTCCATCAAGTACTTGACTTGAACATTGAAAATGCGATTGGCATCGTTGTAGTCAGGGCGAAAAACAAGCTCTTCCGGAGCCCTTTCTGCTTGCCGCAACTTTTTCGCCTTTTTCGCAGCTCGTGCAGGTCCTCCAATCAGTGGAACAGCAGAAAGATAGTCCAGGGCACCGCCGTTGCCACGAAGTACATTAGCCACAGAGGAAATTGTTCCATAGGGCTCTGTCATCTCCATAGTTGCTTGAACCATAGGGCCATTTTCCCTGAGCATTTTGGCCAAGACCCTACCTCGATCACTTCGTCTAGTTGGCATAGCTTACTCCGGAACCAAGTCAGCGTTGCTCAGGAAAAATGCGAGTTCTCGATCGTTTAACGCGCCTTGTGAGAATCCGTTGATAGCCAATAGGTTTCTCCAGTCATCCATTCTGTTACCGCTTGGCGACACGAGGAACAGGGCAAGCATCTGTCGCCAAGCATCGTTGAGGTTGCTGCTGGTGGCGCCGAGTCCTTGCAACCACGCAATCGTTTGATCGTTGAGGTCACCGAAGTATCCGCGCAGGGCGAAATACTGGCGCATCGCGTCATTGAGCGCGCCAGTGTCGAAGCTGCCCCCAGTGTTGATGGCGATCGGCAGCGCGTTGTCGTACTCTTCGGCTACACCGAACTCTAGAATGACGGTGGTCAGCAGGGACAGCGGGAGCGCTTCGTCTTGTTCTTCCGCGGCGTTGAAAAACAGCGTAGTTGTGGCAGAAAGCAGGAGTGGCAACGCCTCATCAACTTCCTCGGCAAGACCCAACTCAACAATCTGGTTCGCCTGAATGATGAGCGGCAACGCCTCGTCATCTTCTTCCGCCAAGCCGAGAACAAGCGGGATGTTCGGTTGAATCGTCAGCGGCAGTGCTTCGTCGTCTTCTAGTGCTTCAGCGAAGAAAATCGTGGTGTTGACGGTGATGTTGATCGGCAGCGCTTCATCTTCCTCGATCGCGGTGTTGAAATCAAGGAGAACGGGAATCTGTATCTCGAGCGGAAGCGCCTCGTCTTCTTCTACCGCTTCGCCAAGATTCAGCAAAACCGGAATTTGAAGTTCGAGCGGAAGCGCCTCATCTTCTTCTACCGCTTCACCCAGCGTCAGAGTTACATCGCCAACCGCAGAAGAAGGGGCAGCATCACCGTTAGTGCCGACACCTATCCAATCATAGGTAATCCCAGCGCCGGAAAAATCCCAAATTCCGGCCTTGCCAACGCCAGTAATGGAAGAGTCCGTAGTAGTAAGGCCCCACGTTCCCGGCTCATTCCCGAGAGTACCGCCCCATACTTTCGCCCTGATTGTCGTCCCTGTAATTTGAAATCGACAATAGATATACGTGTCAGTTGCTGCATTGGGAGCGGTACCGCCAGTCGCAAGGGCCGAAAAACTGCCGCTGACGTATCTGGCAAGACGGAACTCCGTCGGAGAACGAAGAAAGACGTAATAAGCGGTGGCAGTGCCGGAAGAGGCCCCACTCCCACGACCAAAAACAACCGCGCCGCCAAGTGTTCCGAGACCGTCGTATTTGAATCGTGTGAGTATTTCTACATCATCGCGATTGGCGTCGGAGTCGATGTCGTCCCAAGACGCACCTTGTCGCGTATTGGTGAGTCCATCAAATAAAAGAGCCTTTCCACCCTCGGCGCCTGCGTCCGCTTCCACTTCAAACGCCGTAGGCGTGCTTAGGAACGTAGACCAATCAGCCGGGGCGCTGCCTATCGTGTCACCTGAAAAGTCAGTCCAATACTGAGCCATTACAACCCACCGACCCTTCCAAACGGCTTCGCGGAATAGCCGTCTTGCGCCAAAATCTCTGACACAGTTACCAGACTGGCTTGCGGCAAAGTCGCAACCGCATCAGGGGACCGAACGGCAACCATCTGAGTGCCGCCAATTTCCGCATACCAAGCGCAGCCTTTCGGTATCTGGTCAAAGGTCCATCCCGGCGAATCATCAGCCGGAATGGCGGTAGCGACGTACCAGTATCCGCCATCGCCTATTTCTGGCACCTGCGCCTGCTGGATCATGGCGCAGGACCGAGGTCAGTCCAGCCAAACACTCCCGGCTGGAACGTGTTATCGGGCGACGTGTTCTCCCAGATGTTGCCATTGAAGGTGACGCGCGCCGGATCTCCACGCACGTCCGTGAGCGGGTAGGCATCCTGAGCCCCAGCCGGCTGAATCCACAGAGGCGGAACAGTTGGGTCTAGCTCTCCCTCGCGGACGATGCCGAAGATGTCGACGTACAGGTTGTCCGTGACGGCGAGCGTGCCGTCCGGGTTTTCTGTGCCCACCGTGCAATAGCTCGTGCGCTCCCCCGGCTCGCCAACGCGGGCCACGCTCGCGTTCACCATCACAGACTTGATCTGGTTGTAGATGAACTGGGCGTTCCCGGCGTCGTCTTCAAACGACACCATCGCCAGCACGACGGTGGTGGTCATAAAACCTCCTACGCTATGTGCTCAAGCACCTTGTCGATGGTTTCGACGAGGCCCTGCAATTCTTCAGGCGTCATTTCAAAGTCGATGGGTTCGCCACTACGCCAAGCAACCACCGGCTTCACATTCACATCCTTCGGCGCGTTCTGGGAAATCCACGCCATCATAGCCGAAATGCGATCGTCCAGCTCCAGCACCTCGACGGCGAAATTGTAGGGCTGGGGCTCTACTACCGTCGGCACGCTGTCGACTTTTTTCGCGCGCCGGAAGGTGTTGATGTTTTGCCGGAACTGCCGCACGTCCTCGTAGAACTCCTTGAGAACGCCCAGACTGCACCCTACTTCCGAGAAAAGTCTGCGCTCGTGCTCCAGGAATTTCTTCAGGCCCCGGACGGTCTGCTTGAGCGCAATGTAAGCCTCGAGGGCCTCGCTGTCGCCCGCTATGAAAGTCACGGCTGCGATGCTCGGTACACGTTGGCTGCGGCGACGACAAGATCCTGGCCGTTGGTCGTAGCCGAAGCGTCCTGCGCGGTCAGCGGGATCATGTTGGCGTCCACGTCGGTGCCCAGCGGGTCGTAACAGATGATGCCCTTGACGATGGTGTTGTCCAACGTGCCGCCCGCGCTGGTGATCGTCTTCTGCACGATGGCCGAGGTCTGCCGATCCAGGGTATCGTCGACCGTCGGGTCAACGATGTCGGAATCGGTAAACACGACCCGCGCGTAGTTTGTGAAATCACACTCCACGTTCGATCCGGCCAGCAGGGCGGAGAGCGTGTCGTAGTCGCGCAGCGTCGCGTCGGCTTCCGCTGTCTTCAGCAGCACGATTGTGATTACAGAAGCGGCGGGGTCGTTGTTGACCACCCGCCGCCAGTATTCGTTGACCCGGCCAAGGGCCACGTTCATTACGATGTCAGCCATTGCTGCTCCTCACTCATCTAGTGGACTGTGTGGCACCCGCATGACTATTTCTAGCCGGTTTGATTCGCCTAGAGCTGAACTAGCTTGGCTGGGGAGCAGCCTCGCGTACAGCTTGGCGAATTCTGTGTAGTTCTCATTGGCCCAGAGAGCCAGACGGGGGACACCGCCCACGAGATCGAACGCTTGCTGGAAGGAGTTAACTACGTCTTTACGTGTGAAGTGCGGGTTCTTGGGAACCCTGACGGCCTTCCCATCTGCGATATGGCGCAAAGGCTCCATGTCCAGAAACAAGTCTTTCGTATCCGGCTCGGGTGTCTGTGTCAGCGAGCTGGATTTCTCGGCTGTGTCTGGTATAGTGTCGGAACCAACGATCAATTCCTGCTTGGAGTCGGTCATGGTGACCTCGCCGCTGCATTCGTGCGCAACATACCATTTTTGGCGGCATCACTGCAACAAGAATGCAGTGATGAGTGCGGGAGATACGGTCTATCCAGTGCTGCTTGCTTTCCCGCCTATTGGCTCCGGTGGTAAAGACGAATGATTCCCTGGAATTACAGGCTTCTGTGATCGCATTGGAGCGGAGACGCAACTTCTGTCGGTGGGGTCCGCGAAATTTGTCAATATCGACTAATTTGAGGTGCTTGTGGAACTCTTTGTATAGCGTGGTCTTCCCTGCGCCGGGTGGTCCAGTCAGAATTATACAGACCGGCTGAGTGTACGCGGTGTCCTGTGCTCCTGGTGGTTCTGTAGCGTTGTATCTATTGAAATTTGACAAAGATTTTGTCCAGGGGTTGAGAGAGAAAGTGTCCCGGCCGGATTTTAAAAATGCAAGGGGGGTGTCATATTATTTTGGCATAGTAGACGCCAGCATATAGCAAAACGGTATAGACTTTTTTGCGCTAGGTGCTTGCATATGCATGGCGCTGCACCTATACTGTGTCCATAGCGTAGGGGCAAGGGCATACCGCGCTATACCACACAACCCAACCAGCCCACAAGGTGTATACCATGCAAAAGGTAAAGATTGTAAAGCAGCCCACCCACGCACCCCGCACGCAGTACAATGCGGCCATGTGGCAAGCGGTACAGGAGTGCAAGGGTATTGCCACTGGGGTAGCGGTGGCTGACTTGGTGGCCCACTGCATGCAGCAGGTACCGGAGCAGCAGCCCAGCCACGCGCTGGCCCATGTTAAGTACCTGTTGCGCAGCAAGGGCGCGCTGGAGCAAGTGGCCAGCAAGTAACCCACCGGGGGCGGCAACGCCCCCTACCATACCCGGCCCCGGCGTGCAAGCGCTGGGGTTTTTTGTGCCCGCCGACTAGATGCAAATGATTATCATTATCATGAAGGACGACGCATCCTCCGATCTCCGATCTCTGATTTGAGTTCCGAGGCT